AGGATCGTAAGGTTTCTATATGGCTATGTACCCATGCGGTAACAGAGGCACTAAGAAAAAAGCATCCTGCAACTCATGAGTATGCAGGTCTAGCAATACCTCCTAGTATGTCAGACACTGAGGGGGGTGGTAAGTATAGCAACCGTAGCGATTCTATGCTTATAGTACACCGTTATGTTGCACATGCGACTGAGTGGATGTACTCACATATTCATGTGGCTAAGATCAAAGAGATAGAAACTGGCGGCAGACCTACAAGTAAAGATGAGCCGATCAAATTAAGAAGCCTGCCCGACAATGTAGGCTTTGAAATAGATGGCCAGAACTTGATAAGTAAAAAAGAAACCACACAATCAAATTTTCCCTTTTAATTAAATGGACTACATTGAACTCAAAGAAAAAGGAATGAGCAAATCAATGACTAGGCTCTGGTTAAGAGCTAAGAATCGTGATTTAATGGAAATTGCCAATGCGCTAAGGCCATCAGATAACGATGTAGATAGTCATGAGATGGATATTTTCCTAGATCTAATGAGTATATACGGTGCGATGGATGCATGCATAGATATGGTTGAAGAGGTTGAACCAATGATCTGGGATGCACAAGCAAAGAACGCATCCCTAAAACTTACCATACAGCAATTACAGAGAAAGGTCAAGCTGTATGAAGATCAATTTGATATTTTAGATATAAACCTTACACAAATAGAGAATGACTAAGACACTACTTTTATTAGAGTGGGAACGATACACAGAGATTTTTAACATTAAGCCAAATCGTGATCGTTTTAACATCGTGTGCCGTTTTGCTTTTATGGTTAGTGCTAGAAGAGCTTTCACTACAAAACAGATTGGATCTGTTATGGGCAAGGATCACTCAACAGTAGTACATGCCGCCAAGCAACACGAAATGAATATAAAATTTGATAAAGACTATCAGAGAATGTTTGATGTGTGCGAGGATATCATGAGTAGTATAATTACATCTGATGATTACCAAGCTCAAACCAATAGAATAGATACCGTATTAGAAAACATAAGACTTAGATCTTTGGTGAATAACAAGAGCCAGAAGATCTTACAGCTAGAGGATAAACTACATAGATATGAATTATGCGATTGACATAGCTCCACTGGCAGGTATGCTACTAGGGGTTAACTATTGGAATAGTACAATGGATGATGATTTTGAGGATCCCACCTATCACAGCTTTCAAATCTGTGTAGCGGTTTTTGCGATTGTCGTAACATGGCAAACACCAGTAAAGTAGTGTTAGACCTAATTAGTAAATACCATAAAGATTATGTGCGTATGGCTTACAAGCTAGGCGCAGGTAATGAATCTGAAGATATTGTGCAGGAGATGTACATTAGACTGCACAAGTACATTAAAGATCCTAGCACCATCATAACCGATGGAAAGCCTAACATGCTTTTTATCTGGGTTACACTTAGAAACATCGTGCGATCAGTAAAGGGCAGTGTTAAGGTCATTGATACCGTAGCCTTAGATGATTTCCCAGAGTGGGATATAGTAGATCTAAATTCATTTGATCATAAAGAGGCTGAAAGTTTTGAGTACATGGTTGATCTGGTGTACGATACTAGCTCAGAGATGCACTGGTATTATGACAAACTTTTTAAGCTATACTATCAGAGTGATCTAAGCATGCGAGATATTAGCAAGGGTAGCAAGATCTCATTAAAAAACATATTTGATACAATTAAAAAGACTAGGACATATGTCAAAGAAAAGCTCAAAGAAGATTACCAAGACTACAAGAACCAAGACTACGACCACCTCAAAAGGGGTGGGGGACACGATAGAGAAAATAACTAAAGCCACTGGTATTAAAGCGGTGGTAGATGCCTTTGCTGAGGCCACTGGAATTGATTGCGGTTGTGATGCTAGAAAGTCCGCTTTAAATAAAGCCTTTCCTTATAAGCGCACAGATATTTTGTGCTTAGAAAGAGATGAGTACCAAACCCTAGACAAATTCTTTGGTGAGTTTAATGGTAACGAGATCAAAGACAAATGGCAAAAGCCACTGAGTGAGATCCATGCCAGAACATTTCAGCATAAGATGTTTGTACCCTGCACCTGCTCACCCAGAGAATGGAAATCTCATATTGATGATCTTAAAAACCTTTATAATACTTACGACAGTTGAGCAGGGAAAAACTAAGCAACCTGCTCATGGCATGGCTATTTGCTAACGGTCATGATATTACAGAATTTAACGAGGGGGTGGGTATCACATCCCACCATAAAGGAAAGGTCTGGAGGTTTGATTTGTCTGGGGGGTATGGTGGTCTAAGGGTGAAGTACCAAGACATGATCCTTTACTTTTACAAAGACAATAAGCTATTAACTCAAACGGATCTTAATGAGTTTACATAATTACTTAAAGAATAGCTTAAAGCTATCCCCAGAAAGGATTAAGCATGTGCAAGAGATGGGTCAAAATGCTGAGGCACTCTTTCAAGAGCTGACTAATGCAACTAAGACTGATACCAAAGAGGACAAAGAGCATATTGATTTTATCTGGAAAGGCCGCAAGATTGATGTCAAAGGCATGAAGCGATCTCATGAGTACGGATTCATTCTGGTAGAGATGCAGAATAGATGGGGGTATCATGGTTGGTGTGCAAAGCAGAGTAAGGCAGAATTTGTAGCCTTTCTATTTCCAGAGGGCTTTCATGTATTTGATAAGGATAGGCTGAGGTCTAGAACTCTGGATCTATGTGAGCCTTACGATGGATCAGTACACCGCCAAATGGGTGTTATGTGCCATGAGATGCCGAACATCTGGCTAGGCAGACCATACGCTCAAGATATATTTACATACATAAGATTGTCAGATTGTGAAGATCTTATACTAGCCACTATACCAGTTAGTTAGTTTTTTTATATATTGGTACTTATTAACCAATTTATAAACAATGCAAAATTTTCAATTAGTAAAGAGCAGAACCTTTTACCAGAAATCTAAGGATTCAGCGGATCACTCCGCACAGTGGACAGTTTACTGTTTCCATGATGAAGTAGCAGGAGATGCATACTGGAGGCTATTTAACGCCACTAAAACCTACGACCAGATCTTTCATGGTGAGGGTGCAGACAGCAAGCTAACAAGTCTAACTTTTAACTTGCAGTATGGAAAATAAAATAACTCAATTTAGAAGAATTGCCAACGCACTAATGCGGAGGCGATTCCCTTTTAAGCCACAGCGTAATGCTATGGTAGCTAAGATGTGGGTCAGATATTTACATAACATAGGTGCTTTATAATATGGATGCAGAAATAGCAGTAGCAAAAGCCTACGAAATCCTTAACGATCCTCAGAAATCAGAAACTAAAAAGATAGATCTATTGCTCTGGGTAGATGCACAGATCTACGCAAACATAGGATCTGAAACTTCTAAGATCTACAAAGAAAAGTCCAAAAGGGCAAGCGCAGTCATTTACCGATTGATTAAAACACTTGATCGTGATAAGGGACAGCGTTTTTTAAACGCATTAGGTTTAACCAAATAAGTAAGGGTATAAACTGACCTTTAATAATACATTGTCAGGCGATAGCTTGACACATTTAACACCAAAGAGAGATGAAAGAAATACAACTATTTGATGGCAAACTATATGATCATGACTGGCTAATAGAGCAGGCTTATGATGATGAGTTCTATTATGGATTTTTAGGCAAGAACGCTCTAAGCAGTTCTAGCGTAAAGAAGATCCTAGACAGTCCAAAGACATATTGGAACTTACAACAGTATGGAGAGGAAACAAACAGCCAAGCACTAAGAGATGGCCGCCTAATCCACATGATGGTACTAGAACCCCATAGACTTGATGAGTTGGTTTTTTGTGAAACCACAACAAAAACCACTAAGGTCTGGAAAGAGATGAGCGCAGAACATCCTAAACATGTGCTATACACCAATAAAGAGAAATACAATGCAGAGCGTATTGCAGATGCTGTATTTAAGAATGAGAAAGCCAGAGAGCTTTTAAGCAATAGTAGATTTGAGGTTCCTGCCGTTGGCTACATAGAGGGTATACCCTTTAGAGGCAAAGCAGATATACTCAAGAACTCTGGAGGTATCGTTGATCTTAAGACTACCGCAGACCTTAAAAACTTTGTGTACTCAGCTAGGTTTAAATTCTCGTATGGAGTTCAAGTCTACATCTACTGTCAGTTATTCAATTGTGATTACACAGATTTTGATTTTCTGGTAATAGATAAAGCCTCATGTGATATCGGTGTGTACTCCTGCACAGCCGATTTCTATAATGCAGGTGAAGATAAAGTACACTACGCATTAGAGCAGTACAACCATTTCTTTGCAGGTAAAGAAAAGTTGGAGGTGCAAGACATGCTCCATGATTATTACATACATGGAGCCTTATGATCTTACAAACCATTAGAAGAAAAGGTAAGCACCTGCGATATGTACGCCAAACGCTTAGGGAACTACGCTACGACACTATTAACACTGTCCTAGTATGTTCACACCTAAACAACCTAGATGATGCAACAGAGCATCTTATGAACAATGCTAGACTTATACGCAAATATGAAAGAAGAAGAAAATGGCTCAGATTATAATCATGGTAATACTCTATGCCCTAACTGTGGGGTGGGCATTAATCAGTTCAAAAAAAGAGAACTAATTGACATTCTTTTGGATGATTTGGTTATCTTTGGAATTGAATGCTAGTATTTATACTGCGGAGTAGGATATTGCATTTGTTTTATTGGTTTTAAAACGAGGGAAAGAGCATGGTGTAGTACACTGTGCTTTTTTTTTGGTTTCATATATGTTAAACTAACATGATGTAACATGCCATTTGAGAAAGGGAATAGTTTGGGAGGCCGCAAAAAGGGCGCACCAAACGCTACAACCAAAGAAATAAAAGAAGCCTATCAGATGCTAGTAGAAAGCAATCTGGACAATATGTCAAGATGGTTAGCAGATGTAGCAGGAGATGATCCCAAACAAGCCTTAGAGTTGATGCTAAAGCTCAGTGAGTACATGATACCTAAACTAGCTAGGCAGGAAATCGTAGGTAATGAGGGTGAGGATCTATTTAAGAATATCACTCTTAAGTTTGGCGATTGGAAAGAATAACCAACCAGTGGAAATAACTGCATTCACACCACACCCCAAACAAAGGGAACTGCTAAACAGTGTTATTAATGGATCTGCTAAATACCATGTAGCATCCATAGGTAGACAGTTTGGTAAATCTATGATGGCTGAGAACCTAGCTTTATACTGGGCAATCAATGATGCACCCTGCAAGATCCTCTGGGTATCTCCAGTCTACTCACAAGCTAACAAAGTGCAGAAAGAGGTGATCCAAGCCATAGGAGGTACGGCATTGCTTAGATCAAACAATTACTCCACAAACGAGATAACCCTATCCACTGGATCAGTGATCTATTTCAGATCAGCAGAACGCTATGATAACATAAGGGGGATGACCTTAGACTACTGTATAGTAGATGAGGCAGGATATATTAAGGATGATGCATGGCGGGAGGCAATCAAGCCTACCTTACTGGTTAGAGGTAAGAAAGTGCTGTTCATTTCTACACCCAAAGGAAAGAACTGGTTTTATGATCTGTACCAATACGGTACATCTTCAGAGTATCCAAACTATATGAGCTACAAGGGCAGTTCCTACGACACGCCCTTTATAGATCATGCTGAGATCAATGAGGCAAAAAAGACTGTACCAGAAAAAGTATTTAGGCAGGAGTATCTAGCAGAGTTTCTAGATGGGGGTGGCGAGGTATTCCAGAATGTAGATAAGATTGCTACACTAGACAGATACCCATCTCCAGTAGGCAAATGCTTTGCAGGTTTGGATATAGGAAAGCAAGAGGATTTCACAGTGCTAACGATCATGGATCAAAAAGGTACAGTAGTGGACATATACAGAGATAACCAGAGCCAATGGCACACCATGATTAAAGAGGTGGTGAGCCGCTTACGCAAGTTTAATGCATCATGCATGGTTGAGGTTAATGGGGTAGGTGATCCAATATATGAGCAGATCAAAATGCAGTGGCAAAACACTCACCCCTTTATAACTACACAGCAAAGCAAAAACGAGATTGTAGAGGGGCTGATCATTGATACAAATGAAGAGAGCATCTGCATACCTAGTGAAAAGCTATTTCCTTACCTCTACCAAGAGCTAGGTTATTTTACATATGAGTACAGTCCAAAAACCAGAAACATTAAATACGGACATCCAGTAGGCTTACATGATGATACAGTCATGAGCCTTGCAATTACCAACTACAACAGAAAGACAAACAAGAGCTATGGAACCTATGCCATCAGATAAGAACTTGAAAGTACAGTTCCCAGAACACATAAACGAGCTGACAGTTGAGCAGTACCAGAGATACTTAAAGGTAGATACTGAAGATGTTACATTCTCAATCCTTAAAGCGGCAGAGATCTTTCTGGGCATACCACTACGGACAGCACTGACCATGCAGTCAGATGGTTTCTTTACCATGATGAGTGAGCTACTAGAAATGATCGGACAAAAGAATCAGCTTACGCCAATCGTAGAATACAGAGGTATTGAGTATGGATTCATTCCAAACATTGAAGAGATGACACTGGGGGAGTATGTAGATCTAGATGAATACCTATCTGATATGGACATGCTACACAAAACAGTAGCTGTCCTATATAGACCAATTACACAGAAAGTAAAAGAGCGTTACACCATAGAACCTTATGAGCCAAATGATGGATATAAGGATTTCCCTTTGGGTGTAGCTTTGGGGGCATTGGTTTTTTTTTGCGATTTAAGCAAGGAGTTATCACAACATACCCAGACATCTTTGGAGATCCAGATTCCAACTCTGGAGCAAACTTAACACCAGAGGGGAACTTCAGCAGGAAGTGGGGATGGCTGTCTAGTATAGATCATTTAGCAAGTGGTGATCTAATGAACTATGATAAGATTACCAAGATGCCTATACACCTTTGTTTTACTAAGCTGACATATGATCAAGAAAGGCAAGACTTAGAGCGTAAGGCAATAGAGCGGTCAATTAAGAAATAGCTATACTACACTTACACCACTTTCTGGTTCTATGTATATGGTTTACGATATACTAGATAAAATAAAAAGCATTCTAGATGCTAACGATCAGATTAACACAGTTACCTATGGGGACATCTTTGAGGTTGATCTAAATAAACAAAGCATCTATCCACTGGCACATGTTATGTTAGGCAGTGCTACAATAACTGATCATGTCATAGAGCATTCAGTTTCTGTTCTGGTAATGGATGTGGTAGATGTTTCAAAAAAAGATCTTAGAGATGAGGCACAGCCATTCTATGGGGTCAACAATGAGCAGGATGTTTTAAACACTATGCTCTATGTGGTAAATGATCTGGTTCAGAACCTCAAGAAAGGTGATGCCCATATAGATGGCTTTCACCTTGTAGGTGATCCATCATGTGATCCATTTACAGATCGCTTTGAAAATACATTAAGTGGATGGGGTGTAGACCTCAGCATCCAGACTAGAAACAAAATAAGTATCTGTGGCTAGTCCAATAATAAACGATGTGATCCAAAGCAAACTCCATGCATTCGC